TTAAACTGGCTGAGTATTGGTGGCCGCAATGGTGGATTGTAATTTAGCAACGGCTAAATCAGCCTTTAGCTGAGCCATATCATTCACAATCTGACCTAATGCGGCATTTTCTGCGGTAACAACCAAGTTTGTGGTGTAAATACCTGCGCCAGATGGTAAGCGATATTTACTCACGATTTCTGAGCCATCATTTTTGATTAAGCGGTACCAAATATCTGTGTCACCTCTACTTGATGATTGATATCGGAAGCTTAACCCACTGGCTAATGTATTAGTGCCGTTATCTGCATCGGCTTGAGTAGCATGAACGCTAATGGTATCAAACCCAGCTGGTACAGTAACACTGATTGAGCTATCGCCATTACTGTCTTGAATCGTGCCGCTTACCGTTGCACCATTTTGCAGTGTCACAGTGCCAGTGGTTTTAATGCTGCCTGTAAATATGCTGGCTTTAATGGTGATGGTGTTACCAGAAATAGCAAAAGCATTACTCGCTGTGGCGTTGATAACAATATTCAAACTTCCAGCATCAATGGTGGAGTCTTGTTTTGCTACCGTAGGTTGTGAATCATTATCAGCCCAGTTCTTTTTCACTCGATCGTAAAACTTTGCTGAGTTCTCAATGGTAGTGTATGCCGCCACAGCTGCTTGGTCGCTTTCAGTGATCATGGCATCGGGCACCATCACAAAACGAGAGAACTGAGCCACTGAATAATCAGGGTTTAACGCTCCGATTGGTGAAGATAAGTTAAATACATCAGTTTCGCCAAAACCTGCAGGAGCCTCATGTAGATAAGAGCGTACTTCTAATTTATTTTCAACATCTCGAATTGAATAACTACTGCCGCCGCCCGGGCTTTGGTGATCATTGCCGTTGGTATCTGAAAATTTATCCAACATAAACAAAGCTGGCCGTGATTCATTTGAGCCATTACTTCTGTTTTTACTGTCAAATGTACCGGTTAACTTGCCTTGATTATCGGTTTTGTATCGCCCACGAACTGAGGTATTAGATTGAAAATTATCACGATAAATTACCGTTACGTTTTCAACGGGATTGCCAGAATCACGATCCATAAACTGATAAGCAATGCTGATTCCTTCATAATAACGATTATTTTGTGCTTGTAGCCTTAACTTGGTGTTATCAAACGAAGGATCATTATTCCAGTGCCACACATGGTTATTGCCACCATTACCAGAACCCACCCACGCATGAGCCGTTTGAATATTCTTTACGGCAAAGCCAAGGAAATCTAGCCGTGGCGTTTCCCAGTTTAAATAACCGAAGTTTGCACCATCAATGGTAATACCTGCTGCAATAGAAGGTGCGCCAAATATTTCCCAAACATTGATACCACGAAAAACGGCATTTTGAATAATGCAGTTACGCTGGCTATAACAAAACATATTCTTAGTGCCACCGCTTTCAATCACGCTGCTATTCGATACTTCTGAAATGTGCATGTTTTTACGGATGGATAACGGCGCGATTAATACTGTTGAGTTATCGATAACTCTTAATCGGCTGTTGTCGTTTTGTCGTGCACCATAGGTAAAACAACTGGCATCATCAGCATTGTTGGGCGTATCCGCATCAATTTTGATTTGTGAATTTTTGATAGTGATACCAGGTAACCCCGTTGCTTTTAATTGGCTCGATGGACCATCTAAAATAACAGTTTCGCCATCAATGGTGGCGTTCGCTGATAACTGAGCATTAGTAATACGCTTAACGCCATTGTCATCGGTGGCGGTAATTCCTGTAATTGACATAATAAGCCCTAGCTGTATGAAAGAGTTAAACGATCAGCCCATGCGCCAGTAGCTTGGGTTCGTTGTGTTGGATTGGCTTTTGAATAGCGGTTGATTTTAAACACGCTGTTGGCATCAGTGCCGCCATAGAAAATGAAGTCAGAATGATTAAGGTCGGTTTCAGTGATGGTTAAAAAACTACTGCCACCACCGCCACCTGTACCCGAATCGCCCTTATCGCCTTTTTCACCTTTCAGTGATGCAAGGAAATCCGCTTGGGTTCCTGAGTTACCCGCATCTAACCAAATTTGATAAGCGCTTTTGCCGTCATCGCCATCGTTGCCGTTTGTGCCATTAGCACCGTTTTGACCATCGTTACCACGATCACCTTTATCGCCCTTATCACCTTTTGCACCATCTTGGCCTGCGGCACCATCAACGCCACGTTGACCTTTTAACGATGCAATAAAGTCAGCTTCTGAACCTGAGTTACCTGCATCTAACCAAATCTGATAAGCGCTTTTGCCGTCATCACCATCAATGCCGTTAGTACCATTTTGACCATCGTTACCGCGATCACCCTTATCGCCCTTGTCACCTTTTACACCATCTTGGCCTGCGGCACCAACAAGAGAAAGCAACCATTGAGAAAGTGAACCAGAATAACCACTGTCAACCGCTAATTGATAAGCGCTTTTGCCATCAGTGCCGTTAACACCATTTGAACCATCGTTACCGCGATCACCTTTATCCCCCTTGTCACCTTTAGCACCGTCTTGGCCTGCTGCTCCGACAAGAGAAAGCAACCATTGAGAAAGTGAACCAGAATAACCATTATCAACAGCTAGTTGATAAGCGTTTTTACCGTCAGTGCCATCAGTGCCATTTTGACCATCGTTACCACGATCACCCTTATCGCCCTTTTCAGGAGTAGGAAAGGGTTCACCAGAGGTGATCAGCTGACCATCACTAAAAGTAAACTGCAGTTTTAGATCGACAGTGAGCCCAATTTGAGTAATAGAACGACCATCACCTGTTGGGATATTAACCTCAATGGTTTGAACCACTAACGGCTGAGATAACTTTGTTGGCTCTAATGCTTTGGGTGAGTCATTTAATCGAGTCACTAATTCCATGTAGTATGGCTCCGAGTGATTTCAAAATGCACATCTAGGATTGGATAGGCGGTTTCGCCATTAAACAGAAACAAATCCGCGACTACTTCTTTTACATCGTTAAATTTCAGGCTGCGTAAGCTGGATAAATCAATCTCGTAATTATGATCACCTGAAGCATTCAATAACTTAATGCCCTCTTCATGGGTTAGGGTGGTTAACAACTGGCGAGTAGATTCAACACGAAATTCCATTTTAGCGGTATAAGGCGTTAAATCTTGCAGTTCATCAGAGTTCGGCTTCAACACTTTACCTTTAACACGCCAGCGCTCACCCGCTTTGAGTTTTGTCTCTACAACGGGTATTTCGGTATATTCTAAATCCATGATTAAACCTCGATATCTGAATGGGGTAAATCTGGGGCAGTGCCTAATACTCGACCATCTTGCACATAAATATGACTGTTCACTGAGCCTGAGCCAATCACTCTCACACCATGACCGCTAGGCGAAACGGCTGAGACTGTGCCGTCACTGTGCGACTGAGTGACTTTTAATATTTGTCTTTGTGAACCCAAAGATTGTTTTAATTGTTGAAGCATATTGAGATCCTACTCTAGTGGCTCAATGGCATTAACGGTTTGCGATACCGTAATGGCGGCATTGTCACCAATGCGCACATCGATGTTGACGCTGTTAATAGTGGCTTTAAACGTGCGACCATCTAACGCCACACCTAACAACATACCGCTTTTTAATGGTGGTAAATCATTCATAATAGGAACGGTAATGGAGTGATTACGCTTACGGCCTGTTTCAGCAATGGCATGAGTACCCGCTAATTGTGCAGCTGAGTTATGCACAATCAAAGGCTGATTAATATCAGCGGCAGGCACATCACCAGCACTGCCAGTGCGTTTTACTTTTGCACTAACGCCAAACTGCTCACCACGAACCCAACAAGCATTACACAGTTTATTGATTTGTTCGGTTTCAGAATGATTCGTGATCACCGACTCATGCAAGCTCACATCAACGGTGGCATCGTTAAAATTCCAAGGTGTTGTTGGGAATTTTGGTAACACTTTAATGGTGCGCTTTTCATCATCACATTCCAGCATGCATCCTAGCTGCCCTGCCATTTGATTAACGGCTTCAATAGGTGACACTTGGCTTAAACTTAATGCACCGGCTGGAATGGTAAAATCATTAATCGCTGACACATCAGCTGACCAGCCACTGTTTTGTAAAATGTCACTGACTGCGCCTGCAAAACTGCGGTCTACCGTGTTGTTGTAACTAATGGGTCGTTGATGCGGTAACGCTAACTCAGCGACACGGCTGCGGCCTGTAGCTGAATGCCTTGTTTGGTTAAAGCTGCGGCTAACACTGCATTGCTCACAAAAAGCAAAAAACTCATAGCCGTTGATGGTGAGTTTTAGCAATTGATTTTCAGCGTTTTTTGCGTCTAATTGGCTGCTGAAATCGGCACGAATGGACCACGCATATTGCCCACGAGCATGAGACAGCGACACACCGCTTAATACAATGACTTTGTTGTCAGATACCCGAACGCATTCAAGTGTCGGCTGCATTAGGTAGCTCCTTCTAATTTGTGGCTCGATTGGTAACTTAAAATCAATCGGTGGTAATACTGGGTTAGAGTCGATTAAGCCGCCGCCATCATCGAAGTAACAATAATTTGGTGATGGTGTGAACCTAAGTTGAATCGGGCTTGGGCTGGTTGCAAATGGCTCTTTAAATTCCAGTTTTACTTTGCCGTCTACAGGTGGACGGTATTTGGTAGAACAGATCCAACGGCTGGCATGAGGTCCCCAGTTAATGTCATGGTCATTAGTGCGATACTCAAACGAGTTATAACGGCTTACGATTATTTGATTAAGCTTGTTACCCAGTATCCAATTCACTTGGTCTGTGTGTTCAAGATATTCTGAATTCACCACCCAATCAGATTGCAATGTTTTTTCCAGTACCTGACCTTTTACCCAATCCACTTTAGTTTGTGAATACTCAATATTTCCCCTAATCCAAACCACTTTGATTTGATTATGAGTAAGGGCGATTAACGACCAAATAGAATCGATTGAGTTATTGAGCAATTCGCCTTTATGCCAAGCACTGGCGACTTGCTGCTTAATTGACTTTGCAGAATTCCAATTAAACTCAACTTGCTGGCCGATAGCATCAGAACCACTTTGCACTGTGGTTTGTTCTTCTATGGCTGTAGTACTTGTCCAAAGCGTCCCGACCTCGATACCAATTGAGCCATCTTTAATGGGAGGTTCAGGTTGAGGAACACTGCCACCAAACCGAAGTTGTAGTGGGTAAGTGTAATCTGCTAATGGTGTAGTGAATGTAAGCTGGACTGTCATTACTCGTTCGCATCAAATAAAGTAGCTTCAACATTATCCGCAGCAGCAATATTAAACTCGCCTGAATCATCAAACATTAATACACATAGCTTGTCGGTTTTAGCGTATTTTTCAGGGACAACGACTGGCAGGTAGTGTTTGGTTGCTCCATGGTAAATAAGTTGAGATGTTTTTCTATCTAGAACCCAGTAACGTTCAGACTTTTGGTCTAAATCTAACTCCAACGTTCCACGGTAAATAGGTTCATTTAATGATGCTAACTTTGTTAAAAATGAATCTTTCTGTAGAAGGTTTACGACTCCTTCAGTATAAGTATTACCAACTCCTACAACGAATAAACCTGTCGCTGTATCGTTGACGTTTTTATAATAGACTTGAATGAATGCGACATCTTCTCTGGGGATGTAAGTAATTTCAGTCATGGGAGCAGCATCACTGACACTAAAATTACCATACCACCGCTTGCTACCGTCTCTTAGTATTTCTATTGTCCTTGCTCTTGTGGAGGTTCCACCAACGGGTTTTATTGTTATTTTTTCAAAAAATCTAACTGGTATAGGTAGTGATGTTTTAGTCCCTGCTGCCTGATGGTACGTTATACTACCTTCAGAGAAAAAGCCCTCAGGTGATACATTGCCTGTAAATAGATTAGACATCCCACTCCCCCAACTTTATTAGCATTAGGGAGCCATTATTCTTATCAGGGTTTCTTAATAAGAAATAACTTCCGCCGATCATATTAATAGTGGCAGGCCACAGTAACTCTTTATCAAATACAAACTCAGATAAAAACAATCCTGGAAACTCACCGCGAAACCAAGGAGCTTTCAAACTTTGTTTTGATTCCGTGTTATCAGAATCAACTTCATTATCCTTAGCTACTACAGGTAAGGAATGCAATATTGTTGTCTTTGATAAGGGATCTGTAGAAAATACTTCCTTTGCTCTGTTGATAACAGAATATTTTATGAGTTTAACACCGTCAGTTTGTGGCAATAATAGTTCGATACCAGATAGCTCAGAAGAAGTAGCATCTTGTAAATAGTTAATACTCCCATGCCATTTTGTACCATCTGTGCCAGTTGGATATAATGGTGTTTTCGATATAAAGTGAGAAACACAAATAAATCGACCTACATCTCCATTTAGTGAAGTTTTTAAGTCACCACAATATAATCCAGCTAAAGGCTTTATGATTGCATTGCTATATTTATCAAGGTAATCACCAAAAAAGTAAAAACCCACAGCAGTACCAATCAATATCCACTTATCAGTATCATATTGATTGTTTTTCTTAATGACCCTAAACCCCTGCTTATTCCCAGCAAGAAGTAAATCATCAAAGCTTGTCATACTCATGGCTGCTTGGCACTCAACGCCTTGATCGTCATCGGTTGCATTTCGGCCTTTAAATATGCCATAGCTACCACTGCCGCCTTTTGTGGTGTCATTACGAAAGGCTATTTTTGGGGCTGCGCCAGTCTCTTCAAAGGCGACTGTCCAACCTAAAGGCTGTTTGTCTCCATAGCCTTCCACCAAGCATTTTTTTAACACATTGAGTACTTCTGAAGTGTTGCCGCTTAAAATTTGTGGAGCCTGATCATCATCCCAACGATATACGGTTACTGGTAATGGCATGTTTTTCTCCTTAAGATTCGTTTCCGCGAAATGCGATGATGGCTTTGTCATCGTCCACTTGGCTGTGGCCTGCTTGGGTGGTGCGCAGTGCCATTATTGGCTGAGCTGAAGCCACAGTATTAAATCGAACCGCTTCACCAGCATTCCAGCCGCCACCGAATGCGCCCTTTCTGATAATAAAGAAGGGCTTATTGGTTAATGGGTTGACTGGGGCGAAGTCGTTAACTGTGTCACCCGTTGCTACTTGACCAATGCGCTCACCGACACAACGGAATGCAGTGGCTGAGGTGAAGATTAATACCCACTCTTCGTTTACAGCGGTTTCGTTGTCTACTTCGATTGGGAAACTCACCACGTTTAAATTAGCGGTGGCGGGTGCGCCATCTTTGTCCCAATTGTTGTTCCAAGCCGTCATATCTCGCACTTTGCCGACACGAGCCTGTAAATCGCCAATCACTTGCACACTGGACACATCACTGTTAGCTGGATATTCACGGCTTAGGTTACTGGCAAGGGTTAATGTGTTGCTACCCACTTGAGTCACTAACGCCAGTTCGCCAAGGGTATCGGTTAATACAAAGGGGGCAGTAAAGTCGGCAAAAGTGCTTTTGATAATGACTTTGTTGTTATCAAGGTCAACTTGAAAGTGCTGGTTATCTACCGTCCATAAGCTTTTGCCTGTTGAGTCGGTGATATCGACAAACCTTGCACCATCTCGAATGGTGAGTTCTTGGTTAACCTGTGGGTTGCTTACCACTTGGTTTTGGCTGTGCTGAATAGAAACTGTTTCCCATGCGGCGAATATGGGTACTTGCCCACCGTTGGGAATACGCAGTGGGTTTAAGCCGTATAATTCAGCAGGCGGCAACAGTCTCACGCTTTCTGATATGTCGTAGCGTAAAGTGGTTAGGTCAACGGCTGCACCAAAGGTTAACGAAACTAGGCCGTTTTCAATGGTGCCATTGACATTGGTACCCGTAATCACACCAGCGGCATTGGCACTGGCCGACAGTAATACATCAGCGGTGGTACTCACTCGCACATAAAAGGTATCTAAAATCGGGTTACGTACACTGAGCGCGAATTCGACTGAGTTCTCTGTTTGTACGGTTTTGTTTTCGATTAGGGCAAGCCATTCAATCGCTGAATTGCTGATTTCGCCCGTTTCGTAATTGATGGTTGCTCGTTCCACTTGTCTCAAATTATCAAACGAATATAACTTTCCATCTCTTTCAAGTAGGTTTTGTGTGCCGAATTTAGCTTTTATCGTACCGCGCGTTATTTTTTTGTTAGCTGGGAAGTTGCCATCTTTTTGATAGACGCTATAACGAGATGATGAAACATATTCTAAAGAAATAAAGCCTTCAGGCGGTGGGCTGCTATAAGTTACAACAACCGAAGAACCCGATAAACGAATGGTTGGGCGCAAATAACCTTTTACCTGCGGGGCAAGACTTACGCCGACTTCAATCTCACTGGTAAGAAGATCATCAATGTTAAAGATATAAGTCGAACTGTTATTAGTTGCCTGTTTTATCGTTCTACGAGTAACATAGGAGGTATCGCCATTTTCGTTTTCAAGAGTGATAGCGTTATCTGTGCTCTCCGATACGGTATTAACGGCAGGTAATAAATCACCTTTTGTATTTTTGACTTTTAATACCTTACCGCTAGCTTTTTCGGTTAACTTACTGACACCATGAAACTTAAGCTTATCGGGCTGGCTGTTTACATAGCGCAATTTAGTGCAACGGTCGTCACCATTAATGGTAACATCAGCATCTGGCGTTTTAAAAGGAACGGGAGGTGTAAAGGTGACGGAGCCATCACGCGCACCAACATTATTGTCTGATGTTAATTGAGCATAATGAGTAAACCGTGGGTATTCCCCGTCTTCATTGCCGCTGTATTCAACAGAGATAGCAATGATAGCACCTTTTTCAAGGCGCACATTGTTGTAATAATCACGGTTATTGAAAGAATAAACGGTTTGTAAAAACGAGCGAGAAAACGAATCTTGACCAGCCACAAAGCCTGCTAAGCCTTCACGTAATAACTGACCAGCGGTTACTGATGATTCTAAAATCTCTTTCATTTCTGGTAATCGGTCAGCATCATTCAGCTTGTCGGATTCAACCAGCATTAACGACACTAATGGATCATTCGGTGCGCGACTGATAAAAGTATGGGCATCGAGCAAGGTTGAGGTGTCTTGTGTATCCAGTGCAGGGTAACACTTGGCAAAATCAATGGCTGATTGCGCGTGGTCGATGTCTGAAATCGCAGGAAATAGCTCATTCAACTTACCCGATTGCACAACATTACGAGTACGCTGACCGCCTGCTTCATCGTTAGAGCCTAACTGCTCTGGTTTAAAAATCTTTAAGTTGTATCTTGTGATGGTCATGTTCAGTCTCTACTTGTTGCCGTCACTCCTGCGTAGGCAGGAGACTAGCGACTTCATTGTTTCGTCAAAAGACGCTGGATACCTGCCTTCGCAGGTATGACGTAAATATTGCAGGTATGACGAATAAGTTATACCGTTAGAAATCTTAGGGTGACGTTGGTTTTCATCTCAAAGCCGCCCACTTGGTCAAAGGGATCTTCACCGGTTACTGCTGGTCCTTGTGTGTGATCCCAAATAACAGATAGGGTTTGCCCTTCGACTTGTAAATCAAATTCAGTTAGCTTGGTTTTGCTGTGGGTTTTTAAGGCGTTGAAATCATCTTTATCCATGCCACTATCTTTAGTGCCTAAAATGACTTTTCGACCGTGATTGATCACCGTTTGCTGAATATGGGGCGCACCATTTAATGAGCGAGTCACATTGGCGGCCACAACGGGTTCGCTGTCCCGATTTAACCAAAGCAACTGCTGCATTTCTGGTTTGATGGTATCGATTACCGTATCTGACACATCACCCTCCTACTGATTTTTGACGTTCAATTTCTTGTAATAGCTCTTGCAAGATGCTGTTTTTGGTTTCTAACTGAAAACGCTGATTCCCTACAACAAGGGTTAATTCTGCTCGTTGTACTGGCGCACTTGAAACAGCTCTAGGTGGTTGATTGATTGTATTGGGGTTACGTGGAGTAAGTTGAACTTTCTGCTGACGTTCTCGCTCTTGATCACGCTTTACTTGTTGCTGCTGACGTTGTTTTTGTTGCTGTTGGTCTTGAGCTTGTTGCCTTTCTAATTCGTCTTTACGGTACTCGTAGATTTTCTTTAAATTTGACTCCGCTCTTTTTAAATCAGCAATGAGGTTTTTATCACCTGTCACCTTAGCGGCTTCGAGTTTAGCGCGAAGCGATGCAAGCTCTTGCTCATATCTTCTTCTTTCAATATCGGCTTGGCGACCTTCAAACTCGTCTAATTCATCTTGAATAGAAGAAACAGTCTCTTTTGCACTCTGCTTCAACTCATTCATTTTATTTTTAGCAGCATCAATAGCATTCGTTAAACGGCTTAGATCTTGATTGTTTAAGATGCTGAAACTTTTAGACGCTTGTTCTGCCCTTTCTATCATTCGAACATTGACATAATCTACGTCTTCAAGATCATTGATAATACCGACCATGCTTTTTTGTTGCTGTAGATACAATCGCTCGGCTTTACCTGCGGCAACTTGCCATTGTCTCGCCATTCTTGAAATAGCAGAGGTGCGAGGGTCTTGTGCTTTTTGAAAGAAATACTCGATGCGTTTATTGACGTTTTTTAACTTTTCATCAAGTTCCTCAACTTGGCTTTTTGCTTTGTAATTGAAAAAGTCATTATTGATGATACTTCTAAAGTATTGTTTCGCTTTTTCACCATATTTCGCAACACGATTGGTGACGTTCTGCAGATAACCAGTAAAGGCAGTCGCAACAGCTTGAACGTTAGCCTGAGTTTCTAAGGCGCTTCTTTTGATGACATCATTGTTCTTTTTAACTTTTACGCCAAGCTTGCCATACTCTTTACCGACCTTTCCGACACTATCTTTTATTTTGTCGTTGTTGTCAGCTTGTCCTTTTTGAACTTCCTTTAACTTAAGCGTTTTTTCAATAATTTGTGACAAGCTTGCCGATAGCTTTAAATTAGCCGCTTCTTCAAATAACTTCTTATCTACGGCTTCATCTGTAGCTGCTGCTACTTGTACCTGCAATTCAGCGTATTTTAAGAACGCTTCATTGAATTGCTCTTGTGTAATTAAATTTTGTTCTAACGCTTGTTTTGCTTTTGTATAGGTATCTTTAGCTGCACTTGCTTGCTCTTTAAGAACACTAATAGTTTTAATGCCCGCCTTTTCCATTGCCAACTCAAGTGCTTTGGCTTCGGATTTTTGAGCGCTCATTGCATCTGTAACAGTTTGAGATGCTTTTTTAATTGACTCTGATGTAGAGTTTGTGGCTTTTTTAATGCGTTGGCTACTGCGTTCACTTTCACCGGCAATCACTTGCCAAGCTTTGCGAATGTCTTCGCCATCTTGTTGAACTTGCTGTTTGTACCCTTCTGAAATGGCTTTTAGCGCACCGACCTGATACTCCATCTTCTTGGCGAGTTCGTCAGCGCCAATCAAGTTTAAAAACTTGGTATAGACTTCACCCATTTTGGCAAACGCAGCGGTGACAACACCTGCCACGGTAGATATTCCAGCGGTGATGCCATTCCAAGCAATGCGAATTGAAGCCGATGTTATACTCAGGGCTTTAGTAAAGGCGGTGATGTTTTCAAGCGTACCTTTTAACGATTCGCCACCGTCTTTGATGATAGCGGAAAAGAAATCACTGATATCTTGTGCGGCTTGTTTGATTTTGCCGTTCTGGTTAAGTTCATCAAACTTGGCGTTTAACTCCTTTAACGCTTCAATAGCAACATCTAGCGCACCTGATTCAGCAATCTTCTCTTGAAAATCTTGCCATTTATTGATGAGTACATTGACTTGACCAGATAAACGGTCAAGGCTTTTTGACGCTTGGCCTTTAGCCTGCCGCCCCATTTCATCAAATAACAATTTAATCGTTTCACGACCTAGCTGACCTTGCTCAGATAACTTTTGCAGTTGAACAACGTTTTTACCTGTAACTTTTTCAAGCAAATCCCAAACAGGTACGCCACGATCAACCAATTGCAAGATTTCTTCACCTTGCAGCTTTTGTTTTGCCCATGCTTGACCGACAGCAAGAATGATCCCTTCGAGCTTTTCCTGACTGCCGCCTAACTTAGTGTTGTAATCCACTAACGATTGTAATGAGCCTTGCATGGGATCAAGACCAAACGCTTTTAACCGAACAAAGGCTTCTTTAATAGTGTCGAGCTTTGAGCCTGTATCATTGGCGAATTCTTTAATCCAAGCGGTAGCCCGTTCACCCTCAGCAATTGACCCCATAGCGGCGGTCATTTGCTCGCGGAAGGCGCGCATTTGGTCGCCAACCGTAAGCACACCTTTTAAACTTTCCCAAAGGCGATCAACCCCAATGTAAGCCCCTGCCATTGCCAACAATGACGAAGTGGCCGAACCAATAGAGCCGTTAAAATCTTTGGCTGATTTGCTGGATTGAGACAACAAGCGATTATGACGAGCGAGTTTTTTATTTACACCCGTTAATGCCGATTCACCAGCGGCTTGTTGTTGTTTTAATTCACGGCTGGCATCAGCCAATTTGCCTGTATCAAACCCAGCTTTGGTGATTTGGTCAGTATAGGTTTTTAGCTTGGATTTATTGCGGTTGATGCTATTACCAAGCTTGGTTAATTCACTGCTGGCCGTTTTGCTTTTAAGCCCTAGTTCGGCTTTGGCTTTCGCTGCTTTATCAACGGCAACATTACTTTCAACCAAAACACGACGTTGCTTGTCTAGCTCTAACGCAAATTGACGAGTGTTGTTTTCGGCTTTGGCTTGGGCAGCGGTTAAGCCTTGCAGATCGGTTTTCGCTTTAGCAAGGGCTTGAGTTTGTGCTTTGCTGGCTTTACCGCCTTTTTCTTGCTCCGCACTTAAACGGGCAATGGCCTGTTCTGCTTGCTTGATTTCGGTTTCGTAACCAGACAACGCGGTTTGAGCTTGCTTGTATTCTTTCTCGATGCCATCAACGGACGCATTGGCTTTCTTTTGCGCAGTTTCTAGGGCTTTGAGATCTTTAGCGGCTTGACGTTGTTCGCTGCGTAATTTATCCAGGGCAACGGAATTATCAAGAAAGGCTTTTTCACTTTTGGTGATGGTGCGGCTTAACTCATCAAACGAGTTAACCGCTTTGTCGAGGTCGCCCAGTTCTTCTAGGCGTTCATTGAGGGTTTCACTTTCGTTTGCCAGTTGTGCCAATGCCTTTTCAGACTTTTTGGCTACCGATGAAAATAAGTCTCGGCCTTTAATGATGAAATTAACAACTTGATCTTTAAACGCCATGGTTCACCTTTAACAAGCACAGGAAAGCAAAATAAAAAGCCCACTGGTTAGAGTGGGCTTGGTTTTTTAAGTCACTGGATTCCCGCCTACGCGGGAATGACAAACTTATAAAACAGGAATAACAATATTGATCAAGTTATTGTGCCGCGCTACGGACAAAGAACTTAGACTTGCCAGCGGCAACAATGCTTTGATCGGCTAACACGCCACCTTCAACATCAAAGGCACCGAAGTCATCACCAATTAAGTCAAGGCCAGAGGTTGGGCTCGGCTTCCACTTAAAGAGTTTAAGTGTCCAACGTTTGCCGGTTGCATCGTTGATACCGTCAATCACCACACGCACTTCTTTACCTGATTCAGATAACGCTTGCAGTGCACTACCTGCAACAGATTTGTAAGAAACTTTAACCTTAGCGCCATCAGCAATACCGCCAGTGCTTAACACACGAATACCAGCTGAGCTCAGTACATAATCAGTGTTTTCAACAAAAGGAGTCGTTGAACCTGACTCTGGCTTAACCGTCACGGTTTGAGCAATGTCAATCATTTTGGCCGTTTCAACCAAAATACCGTGTTTAGTGGTGATAACTTCATCGGTTACTGTGTCCTGAGTTAAGGTTTCTACCTTACCGCGCAAAGCTAACGCCAAGTTTTCGTTTGAGAAGTCGCTTAAGGTCATGGACAACTTAACCGAATTCACCTTAGTTACTTCTGCCACATTACCACCACCACCACGATAGTTAGGTTGTGCTTTGGTTTCTTGTTCAATTTCGATGTTAACGCTTGATGCGTTGCCAACATCACGACCATCGACATAGACAATGCCGTTGCCGATGTAACTCTCGGTTACTGTTTCGCTCATATTCTTTCTCCGAATGAATGAGTATTTTGGATTTCAAGGGTTAACACCGCTAAGCCATGAGTTTCATGACTTTCCGGCATGATGAATTTGCACACATCAACTTCTTTGAATTTGAGGATTTTGTGTTCATCTAGCTGTAACCAGCTGGGGATTAAATTTCTGGTTTCGTCTTTGTAAAAACGCTCTCTGATATCACGAACAACATTGATTAACTCCGCTGTTGGGGTATCGGTCTTATTGACAGCGATGCCAGCAACTATTTGTAATCTGATGGTTTCAAAGCTGAGTTCTTTACCGCTATTGGCTTTTTCATCACTGGTATCTGGTTGAATGAAAATAAACCGATGCGCAGTTGTTCCTTGCTGATAAAAGCCCTCTTTTACCTTGAAGTCTTTAATGCCTTTCAGGCGATCAATGATGTTTTGGATCATGATTAACCTAATCCTTTTCGGTACTTATCACGCAAGTGACGAATGATTTTGGGTTCGATTTCTTCACGCAAGTAACCAAAGCTCGCGGAAACCGATGGACCATATAATGACTTTTGACCTCTTAGGCTTCTCCAAGAGTTATCCCCTTTTTTACGGGAGAAAATCAGCTGGTTACCGTTACGACCAAGCACAGTAAAGGCACCACGAAACAACACAGGTTTATTTCGAGTGACGGCTATCTTGTAGCCGCTGTTGCGTTTCCTTGAGATTTGTTGAGCTTTAGAATGATTAAAGCGAGTTAAGGTACTGGGACGATAACGGGCAAAGATACGACCTTCGAAGCTTTTAGGGTTAAAACTTAAGCCAAAGTTTTGCTCAACATAAGAACGGGACTTAAAACCATATTGATTAAAAATGGCATCAATTGCTAACTTTTCACCGTACTCTGCGGCTGACTTTACCGCTTGAGTAATCGCAGGGGCTTGAGCTTTGCGCATGCGCTGCAGTTCTTGTTGAACTTGAGCGAGTCCCTTTTTCTCTAAATAGCCCACAGCTACACCTCAACATACATAAAGCTGACGCTGTGAGCATCGGCGCTAAACACCTCAGTGAGCTTATACATCGTTCCATCAATCAAAAATCTATCGTCTGATTGAATGCTACCCTCACTTTTGATGAACTCTGCCACCGTATAAGGCGAAGTGACATATTCAACGCTGCGATCACGCGTCGAGGGCGCAATGTTAACGGTGCGGTCAAACTCTTTTCCCTCAACAGGGTAAAACACACAAGGCCGACCATGCTTTTTAATAGCTTGCTCAATCTTGTGGTTTCGCCTTGCTGAAAGGTCAAAGTTTAAGTTAAGCATTGATCTTAACTTCAACCTCTTCAACACCATTGCCAGCCGCTTCCCAAGCATAACCGGCTAACGTGTTACCGCTGTCAGTTGTTGTAATGTTACCGTCTGACTTAAGGTACACTTTTGCACCTTGGGTAATATCATCAGCCGCCACTTTAGGCAGTTTATACACGCCATCAGTGTGGCCAACACCAGGTACATTAGCGGAAAAGTCACCCACTGACACAGCAATGACACTACCAAGGGCAATCGCATCACCGCTTTTTGTTGCCGCACTGCGGCTAAAGCTGATGGTGTCACCAGCCTGAACATAATTTTTCATGCTTCTATTCCTATGTTTAAGGATTTGAATTCAGATAACAAAAAAGGCACCCGATTGAGTGCCTTTGATTGTATTTGGCTGGATTATTTACCAGTAGACTTCACTAAACCACGGAAATCTAGTGCTGCAACACCTGCGTCCATACGGACCTTGGTTGATACACCATCAACATTGAACCCTTCTTGCTGCTCAATGTATGGCGTATCGATACCATCAAGGTATGCCACTTCGATAGTGTCAGTTCCTTGAGCTGCTGACAAGTAGTAGGCATCTTTAGCTGCTTTAAGTCTTGCTTCAGAAATCACCGTGGCGAAGTCTTGAACAGGGTTGTAAATTCCGCTGTTCGCATCCGCCCCTTTGACAGAAGATGACTTAATGATTTGCGTTGCTAAGCGCTTTTTACTTGGGTGACAGATTAGGAACTCAGGCATGATATTAAGATCTCGACCATCTTCACCATGCCCTGTTTGAGTTTCCATTAACTCAGCCGCGATACCATAGTTTTCAACACTATGTTCACCTGATGTCAGGTTATTATGGTCTGCATGGAACAATGGTTTACCATCTACCCATTTTGCATTACCAGTTAAAAGCTCATAAACAAGATCTGCAATGGTTGCTTTCGCTGCGGCACCCATTTTCATAGGGATATCTTTCAGCATATTGAGGTCATCATTAATGATGGCCTGACGAGTAATAGAGAACAACTTACCGTATGACGCTAGGGTAATGTTTGCGCCATGATCTCCAATTGTTCCGTAAGTGTACTCTGCACCTTCAGGAACTTCTGGTAAAGATGAGAATTCACCTAAACCAACTCGACGCGTTGGTTTAAAGTCACTTAGCTCACCTTTTTTAGTCCACAACTCAAAGGTTTCATTTGCCTTTTCCCATCCCATCAATACCGATTTGTTTGCCACATCTAACAAGATTTGACCGAAATCAGAAGATGAATGAGTAAATGCCTTACCGACCATTTCCATCTTATTCATGCCATGGCTAGAAATACCACGCTCAGTTAATGAAGCTCTAGCCATTTCCATTAGGTTAAAGCTACTAAACTGGTTGTCTTTTTCAGCTTTCTGGTGACCAGCACGCGTTAATAAATGAGCGCGGATAGAATCACCGACTAAGTTGCCGTTACCAGCATGAATGATGGTGCTTTGTGGTTGTGATGCTGCAGGGGCTGCACCTTCACCTAACTTAGCTAAGATCTTATCTTTCGCTGCGGCTGCATCAATATCAGCATTCGCAATACATTCGTTTTTAAGTTCGGTTAAGTTGTCGAACCCTTTAAACGCAGCGTTGATGCCATCAATGCGCTGTTTGTTTGCCGCTGCAATTTGCTCATGCGTTGGTTGAACCGTTGCTGCAGGAGCTGCAGGTGCTGGTTGTGGATCTGCAACGTTACCTTGAGGGTTAGCTGCAGGCGGATTGTTTACAGGCGCATTACCTTGCGGTGCAAACAGATTTTTCAGTGCTTCAGGCATATTTTCAAAGTCCTTCAGTCGTTTTGAGTTAAGTGCCGCAGCCATTTGCAGCGGTTCGGAAAGAGTATCGGCAAAGCCTTTTTCAACGGCTTCGCTACCTGTTAGCCATGTTTCCTCGGCTAATAGGCTTTGTAATTCGGTTTCGTCCATGCCCGTTTTGGTTTGGTAAGCACTGATCAGTGTGCTTTCCACCTTATCTAGCAAGTCAGCGTATTTACGCATTTCATCAGCATCACCAATGGTGCCGCCCCATGGTTTATGCACCATCATCATGGCGTTGGCTGGCATGATGACTTCATCAAAGGCCATGGCAATCACCGATGCCATTGATGCGGCTAGGCCGTCAATGTGACAAACCTTATGCGCTGGGTGACCTTTTAACAGGTTGTAAATCGCCATACCTTCAAACACATCACCACCTGGGGAATGAATACGGGCGGTGATTTGGGTAACTTTGCCAAGATTGCTGAGTTCACGAGCAAACTGTTGGGCACTGATGCCCCAACCGCCGATTTCGTCATAAATCATTAGCTCAACGTTGCCACCTTGGTTTTTAAGCTGGTACCAGCTTTTTTTAGGGGCTGATTCGTTGTTAATGCTGGCTTGAGGTGAAAACAACATGCCACTGGCACACGCCACCGCTAATAAGCTTTTCTTACTCATTCGAGTCTCCATTTTGTAATTCGGGGTCGTTTTGTGTGACCAGCCCGTTTTCGCGGTTGTAATCTACTTCGCGCTTACGCTGCTTTTTCACTTCATTCGGGTTTTTGCCACGCGCTCTTATCCACTCTGTTTCCGATGCTGCATTGCCTTTAATTTGGCGTTCCCATGATTTGGATTCTTTATCAGGGTCAATCCATGGCATAGTTGGACCAAAGTAAACGGCATCGAATAAGGTATCGATGTCGAGTTCTGGCGGTAAAATTAACGGGTTAATTTTGTTGAGTTGTTCCATTTGCAACCATTTACGGAATACAGGACGCACCCAACCAGCGGTAAACCATTGCTGCATAATTTGGTTTGATTCATCTTGCTCAACCAACTCTTGGCGTTGGCTTGAATAGCTGCCGTTGTAATCACGCGCAATGGGTGAGTAACCTGTGCGGCTACCTGCGGAAACGGCTTTTAATTGCCCTTGGCGAAATTCGGTTAAGTGGGTGTTTGGTCGTTTGCTTTCTACCGTGTCAATGTCTTCACCCGGTTGTAATGTGGTAGTCATGCCCGGCTGAAAATTAATGCTGGTATCGTCTGAACCTTCTTTTGCTTGCCAATCATCAGCTCCACCTCTACGAATAACAAAGGCTAAGGCGGCACTGATACGAGCGGCCACTCGTTCTGACTCTTCATATTCTTTAATATCTGCAAGGCGAGTGATGATGCCGTGAAATAAGCTAATGCCCCGTAATTGGTGCAAGCGTTTAAACACACCAAGATGGAGCATGTTTTCAGCGCGGATTTTCTTGGTTTTATGACGAAACCCCACCACATCGGCAGGATGATCCAGTAACACATGGTAATGCGTCACTTGTCGCCAAGCGTTCGTTTCTAATCCTTGACGAATACCTTTTGAGGGCTCGTTGAGTTCAAAAGGGATAAAGTCAGGCTCTAACGCTTCAATACTGTATGGCGTACCTTGTGGGTTCGGGTGTTTGAATTTAGCAATGCGCCCCATGACATGCTGACCAAAGCCCTCACCATCACGTAATGCGGTGCGTAACACTAGGCGCTCTAATTCAGGGCGAGTGTAACGGCCTGTTACCTCTGGGTTTAGTGACCAATTAGCAAAACGGCGTTGAATGTCGTTAGCTAAGTTACTCAGTATTTCGCCATTATGGTCTTTGGGCTGTGGCTCAATGACAATGCCATTGGCACCTACGATTCGAGCTTCAAGGTGATCAAGTATGCCAATGCTGATATCGTGATTTTCATCTAACCAACGGGCTTGTTCACGTAGGCTCTTACCTGCGGCAAATACCGCTTGATTTGCGCCACGGCTTTCACGATTGGCTTTATGGGTTCGGCTTTTCTTTGCGGCTTCATAACCTTTTATAGTTTCGTAGCCGTTACGTGCGACTTCTCGCTTTAATGCCCATGAAGGTGAAATAAAAGCAATTGCGTTATTAAGTAAGCTCATGGATCACCTAGTTAAAATGTGGCTAAGCTAAAACCTGAATTTTTTGATTGAGTGGCGGCTAGTTTTCGTTCCCACTCGATTCGGCCTTTACGAATTTCGGGTAAATCCTCACTGGTCATTTTCTTACCGTTAACCTCGGTGGTTTTACCTGCCAACACGTCAATTTCAGCTTGCAGGTAAACCTCAAGCATTTTTTTCTTTTGTTCAGTTGTGAGCATTTATAACCAGCCTTCGTTACTGACGTTGTTGAGCCATTGGTTTGATGGTTTGGGTTGTACTGTTTGAGCCTGCTTGGGGGTTGGCTCGTTGTTGTTTTCGGGTTCGCTTACTTGCAATTGGGTTGTTGGTAGCTGCTTGGTTAGCTGCTCAAGATCAACACCAAAACGTTGCTGTGCAATGTGAAGCGCAGCAACGGCATAGACAAAACAATCTAAGGCTTCGTTTCTGCGTTTTTGGTTATCCCAGCGGTATACAGTGCGACCATTACGGGTAACGGGTATTTTCCGCTCTGATGTCAGCTGTTGCAGTTCTTCGTCATCACAAATGTCACTATTAAGTGGCAAATGCACTGCTCCCGATTTACGCACATTGACATCAGGCTCGATGCGAAACATCGACATGATCAACTCTTTGGCGTTATCGGTACCGACTTCAGTTAAATAAACTCTGGCCCTGTTTTTCTTTTTCGGGAAATTGGCGATAGGTTTGCCGTAAACAGGTGCACCACGAATCGGTATCACTTTCATCACACCCAATTTACGAGACATGCTGTAAACCGTGTCAGTGTAGTGACCACCGGAATCCCAACAGGTTAAGCCGACATTCATGATGATGCCGTCTACTCTGGTGTAACTTTTACTTAGCCGTTCTGCGACCTTTGACAGTAAAATCTCATTGGCTGGATCACCATTGAGAATAAACCTATCAATCAGCGCACATTCTTTACCTGCGCCCCAGCCCCATATCCGTCCTTCGTAGCGGTCATCTTGGGTATCTACGCCAGCGGTGAGATAGACCACCCATTCAGGAATGTCGGCCTGATACATTTCTTTGCGTCTGCCAAGCTCTTCCCAATCAAGCTTTTCACCTGTGTCATCGTCCCAAGGTTGTCCCAATTTGGTGTTAACAAAGGTTTGCAGCTTTTCGCGATCATCTTTGGCTTTGTAAAACTCACCGGCTAACTTATGCCATGAGTTAAGCGGGTTATACCCTGACCAAATATGAATACTGACGCTTTCAGGCGTTGGACATGGTTGACCATCTTTATCAAAGAACTCAATAAAAGAGGTTTTCTTATCACCCACTGAGGTATACATACCTGTGTGAGCGCAGATCCATTTGGCATCGGGATGCCAACCCATGTCATCTAATTCATTGTTTTGAATTAAGCAGCCGTTATGCTCACAGGCATATTCAGCGGTTTTGGGGTCATTGTTGATCCACTTAATGCCAAAGGGCTCATCTTTACCGCCCCACTTTAGGGTTTGCAGTTCTCCGCAATGTGGGCAAGGTAAGTGCAGTTCAAAGTAATGAGAACTGTCATTACAAGCTTTTTCTATTTGGCAGCTGCCTAGGTTCTTTGGGGTTGAACCTCGTATTGATTTCGGAAACACCGAAAGCTCGATACGGGTATCACCCAATGAGGTGGCGTTACCCTCGCGCTCGATGGATTCATCAAACGCGGCTAATTCGTCATAGATAACATCATCGGTGGATATTTCACGGTAGTTTGCGGCCGCTGTACCACCACGCACCATTAAGGTTTTACCGTTGGTGAAGACTTTATCTTCTAAGGTGTTATCTTTGTGCTTTTTGCCCATCCAAGGAGCAAGCTTGCGCCAAATAGGCATGTCACGTATGGCGGTTTCGACATGCTTTTTCATAAAGCTTTTGGCTGCGCCATCTTTGGGTTGATAGATCAACACATTGCGCTTTTTATGCTCGACTTTATAACCGCCGTTTGCCATGAGCATTTTGGTGTAACCCACACGCGCGGATTTTTTACAGTTAAAAATCCTTATTTGGTCGTTACCCATGGCATTAAGGATGCCGACCTGAAAAAACAAACTTTCCCACCGTCCCTCTGAATACGATGATTCTGAGGACATATAGAAATGCGAGTCGGCATACTCTGCACAGGTCAATACGGGTGGTCGATAAAAACCACGCAGCCCTGCTTGAATGGCGGCTTTTAAATTACTGATCTGCGCTGGCGAGATATTCATCTAATAAGCTCTCAACGCTTTCAGCCAGTTCCGACACCACATTCATACTTTTAATGACTTCACTTTTGATGAAATCAAGCATGTATTCTTCTAGCTGTGGATATTTCCGCTTAAGTCTTAGCGGTATTTGGTCAAGTTGTGGCGCAACTTGAGCCGCCATTTTAGACAGCACAAAGGTGTTGAAACTGACATCAACCACCTCTTTTCGTTCTTTTTCGTTTTTTAGCTCTTGCCCATCGGCTTGCGCTTTGGTTAGGCGAAACCGTTGGTAATCTATGGTTAATTCTTTGTCAGGATCTTCACCTTCCATCGGTTTGTGCTTGTCGCGTTCATTGCCAACACGATTCGCCACCACATCAGCCACACTGTATAAAGATTGACGGCCTTGTTTTTTGTATGGCTTAACGCCCCATTTATCAAAAGCCGTGGTACTGATGGCTAAACTTTTACACAGATCCGTTTTGTTAAGCAGTAGAGGTTCGCTCTGTTCTGTCTTAACTCGCGGCATGTGTTAACTCTGTTCGAATTGCTCCAATTCGGCTTGTTTGAGTTGTTTCTCAAGTTCGTGGAGCTCGATTTCTCGTTTGTTTTGTTTGGCTTTGTATACCCAATTAATGATAAAGGTACCGATAGCTGACAAGATACCGATGGCTAACGCCGCTTCATTCACTGACAAAAAACCACCTGCTGCGGTGATACCGCTTGCGCTGTATGCTGTTGTTGTTATGCCTTTTTGCACACTTGGATCATTGAGCATTCGTTTTGCTCTCCCGCCAGTTTTTGAGTCTTTGCCAATCGGCATTACATTTTTCAAGTTCACTGACCAACTCTATGCCATAACTGAGTAAATCAGCATTGCTGAATGGTAAGCTAACTGGAACGGGGGGAATTCGGCACTGGCTGATCATCTCTTCGGGAGCCAATACAGTTTGAATTTCTTTTTTGATTACCGTTCGCACAATTGGCGGCTTGCTTGAGCAAGCGCAAAGCATCATCAGGCACATCAGCAACAGACCAAGCGCGAACGGTTTCATTTTGGGAAGTCCTCAGTTTTGCAATCAGTCTATTTTGCTGATTGAGCGTGCTTTGTATTCGGTGTTTTTCAGCTTGGTTTTGCAGATTCAATTTAGATATGCGCTTTCCTTCCGCAATCAGCTGTTGCTTTTCATGTTCTATCAATTCGTAATCATGGGTTAACTTATCTAAATCACTTTGAAGCACATGCTTTTCGACCGTCAAGGTTTGCACTTCTGCGGTTTTGGCTTCTAATGCGGATTTGGTGACGGTTAAGGACAAACCTAAACCAACTAAAACAATAATTAAGGCGGCAATCACATATACGTGAAAGGTACCCGTTGCGCTAAAGAGTCGCTGAAACATGGTTTAAATCCCTCATACACAGTTTTCGTTCGTTTTCTCGCCTGATGATCAGGCCATTTAATTTGATACCACTGGCATACACCCAACGGGGCAATTCGTTACAAGCACCAACACGATCATCGTTATGTAATTTTTTTCGAAGTGTTGAGTCTCTGAAATTACCGCTGCCAACGTTGTAAATAAAACTCAAGTAAGCCGCATGCTCACCTTTGGACAATTCAACGCCTTTGGTAAGATTTAATAATTCTTGATTGAAGCTTTCGAGATCATTGGCAAGTTGAGATAAACATTCTTGCTCTGAAAAGAATTGCCCATGCTGCAGTTCGTCACCCGTATGACCATAGCAACTGGTGAGTATTCCAATCGGGTCCACATAAACACCTGGAACATAACCTTCGTGATCGGCAATAAAACCACCACTGACCGCAACAATGGCAGAGAAACCGATCGCCGCTAATTTTTGTGATAGCTTCATTCGTTCCCTCTATAAAATTAATGGCCTTAGCGCGGCCAACGATCAGATCACCCACAAGGAGGAAAGGGCTCTGATTGCTGCGGTTATTAGTGTGTTTCTACGTCTTAGGCAGATTGGTATCCTAAGCCACACCATCCCCCACCATCAGCTAGGGTCTCTAGGATTGCTGCTACGCTTTTTAATACGATAACTGCGCCAGAGTCATTTCAAACTCAACGCCGTTTTGATATACGATTTCAAGATCAAGTTTCTCAGCCAGTGTTTTTTCACTTCTGGCTCCTTTGGATTGCTCCCAACCGTCAAGCAGATAAATCTCGTCAGCGCATTGAAGCATAGACAAGCAAATTTGCATGTATTCAGGTTCGGTTAACCCAATAGGAAGTGAAGCAGGGTTGAGAATAATGATATTGTCACTGCGAAGAAACTCGGCAGCGGCATGAAAAATAAAACGGTTGTTCCCCTCAATGCCCGACATTGGACCTGCAATATAGATTTTCTTTTTTCTCATATTACGTCCAAAAAAAATCCCTCACTTGGAGGGCAGAACATGGGAGATACAATGTATTTCAACTGTAGCTAATTAAAGACTATTTTCGTCTTTAAAAATACGTTAAAAAAAGGGTAAAAAAGGGGCGTTTTATTCCCTTTTGTCAAATTTCATAAAATTATTAACACTTAACTGTTAATTTTTCCATGAATTCAACAGGGTAAACAAACTCATTTCGATAAATTTAAAATATAGCCATGAAAGTTGGTGTATTCAGATAGGGAAAATACGTTGAAAAAATTGAGGGTTGCTTTTTTCGTTTTTTTGTCAAAAATAATATTTTTGTTTTCGGCTGGGGTAGGTATTGATCACATTGAGCGAGAAAAGGCTGAGTTATTTTCCAATAACAACAACTCAACCTCAAAAATTTTCGTAAAAAGTGAACCTCCGCGCCTCTCCGCCCCCGCAATGAAGGCGGCTAAAAGTACCTTTTTAGTTTAAATGGTAATGGCTCAATGCGACTGAAACTGTAGTAACGCCTATTGTTTAACAGTCTATCAAATGCTTCTTTACTGGTTTCATCAAGCGTCATTGATATCTTAATTGGTTTGGGCGTTCGAAAGGCTTGCGCTTTTTCTTTGGCTATACCCATACTGATACCTTTACACTCACCTATTTCAATACCACCTATCACCAAGGTGGCGTTTGATGCTTCAATCTTCATTGCTATCAATCTCTATTCTGCAAAAAGGATAGCCTGACATCTCTTCTTCCTTCTCTTTGGCTTTCGAATAGCTCATGGGGTTACTGATGTATTTACAATTTTCTACTGAACCATGCTCACTGTCTTCATACTTACCAGCGACGACGATATAGATATCATTATTAACCTTTGACTCACTGCAGTATTTATTTCCTAAGTCGAAGTCATCACCACACTTGATACATTTTTCAATATAATCATCCCATTCATGCCAAGCTTCTGATTTAATTCCCATTACTATCACCCTCAATCAATACCGCCTTGGCTTCAATAAAGCCTGCAGTCATCATCTCAGCGGCTTCTTTTGAATTCTCTATCACACTATCCGCACAGACTCTTAGGATTTTGTCGCATTGCTCAGCCGTAAGTTTTATTGTGACCTTGCCTTGTTTATTACTGAATTCAGCAGAACCAATCATCTTGCCTTCATCTTTACCAAAGCTTCTTCGAGTTAGCCTTAAGTCTTGTAGTAACATATCAATCACCTTTTACCGTTCCGATAAAGCCTAAGCGTTTTCTTAACATTTCATTTTCAGATACAGGCTTCGCAATTTGAAAGACTCTACGCTTACTCTCATTAGCTTTAAGTTCTTTAGCCATATTTTTCATGTCAGATTCAACACTTTCACACGCTTTTAAGTATCTTTTTTCAATGTAATCATGGGTAAAATAAACCTCTCTGTGTTGTGGGAAATCAAAGCGGATATTGGATTCAGCAACGAAACGAACAGTGATATCCAATTCCCTTTCAACACATAGCTGTTGAAAACGTCTTCGATTCCATCGGGCTTCTTCTTCTGAACTACAAATAACAAGATCACCATCTTGCAAAGCATTTAACATTGCCGTTGTGCGCCCTGTTCTAGCTTGACCCAAGAACAACATCTTCAAGCCAGCAGCAACCAATGACCCGATTTTATAAATATCCATCTTACTCTCCTAGTAGTGCCAGCTCGGCACGCTTTAACCAAAATAAAAACGACTTCTTTTCTTTAAACAAACCTTGCCAATGACCGCCACATTGATATTGAACACGGATGGCCTTACGACAATCAACACTTAAACGATTCACCAGGCGATCAACCGCTTGCACTTCTCTTGGCATTTCATGCTCGAAGGTATTACCACCATTGTGCATAATGGGTTCTTTCAAACGGTCACACGCAGAACGGGACGGGAAGCCCTGCCCAAACTCACGCTTAAGACTGTAATTTCCCCACAGTCTTAACTCTGAACGTAGTTTTTTAATGGTCCTGAATTCAGGATGCATACACCGTCACCTCATTAATCTTTTCAACTGGCAAACGAAACACATCATCACAGATAGCAACCAACGCATCGTAAGGCACTGCGGTTTCGCCTTTCTCCCATTTTCGGTAAGTCTTTACATGAACGCCGTAACTATCAGCCACATCTTGCTGAGTAATACCTCGGATCCTGCGTCCAATTTTCAACAAATCACATCCACGACTTGCCATAAATTACCTCTTCAAAAACCCCAAAATCATCAAATTGCATCCTCTTATAAGAATGATGCGGTAAATCTCACAGCCAACCAGACGCAGCAATACTTAGCCCTTGCTCAATATTTCCAGTTGATCTAGGCAATATCTCGGACGCAACAGAAGAAAATCCATTGTCGATTAAATAAGAATGGTATTGCTCTAAAGCGTTGCTCATGCCTTTATCAAGCGTTGATTTCACATAAGTGCGAAGTAACACAGGCAACGAATGATTTACCAAACGCTCACCCACAACGGTATCAATCCCTAAATCAGCAATAATGGTTCGAAATAAAATACGGAGATCATGACTGGTGAAATGCTTAAAGCGGATGTTATTACTCCACTCTTGCGCTGTTCTTTCAGATACCACACCACGCTTTGACGCAAACAAATAAGCACGCTTGCCCACATGCTTAAGTTGCCAACGCTTATAAAACTTCAATAACAACTTGGCTGAATCAGTCAAAGGAATACGGTGCTCTTCAGTATTTTTAGAATTGCTCGAAGGGATCACCCAAATATCATGAGAAATATGCTCCCAACGAGTTAAACGAGTTTCATTGATTCTGGTACCAAACATAAGCATAAGCACAAACATCATTCGAACTGGCATACGTTCATTCGACAAAGTTGAAAACAGTTCAGACAAATCCGTTTCAAACAAATGCGTATCTTTAGGCTTAACCTTGACTGAATCCTTAGCCATAAAACCCGCAATAGGATCTTGCTCAATCACACGTTTCTTAGCCGCAAAAGCGAAGGCCGTTTTGAATATTTGAACCACATTCAACACATAGCTCGGTTGAAACCCCTCTTTCAGCATGGGTTCAATCAATTGCTCATCAATCAACGAGAAATTAAGATCAGATAAAACCACCTTACCCATTCGATCAGACAATTGGCTGTTAATGGCCGACTTCACATTACTGCGCCACTTATCACTGAAAGAAGAGTTATTATTCATGCGCTCCATATACCAACACAGCACATCATTCACGGTAAAGCACTGCCCCGCTACCATGGAATCACCCAACCTTTTAACCAACATCGATGGCAAATCAGCCGCCAATGTTTTCAAACACAAGCTTGGGAACTGCCCCAACTTCTCCCACTCAGTACGGCCTTTAACATTCAGTACCAAATGAACCGAAGCTTTAGAACGTTTCGCTACTGCACGCAGTCTTAATTCAGGATAACGAAGATCACGAAACTCACGCTCAGATTGCTCAGCTAACCAACGCTTAACACTGGTCGAATTCAACTTACCAACAAACACACCCGACATTAACGCACCAACCTATATTCCCAAGCATTTGACTTAGCACGCACACGACTCTGTTTGTGCATTCCTTCAAGCTCACGCCAACGAGCAGAAATAGACGCTTCACCGCTGAATAAATTAAACTCCATCTGTAACCGATGTTGAATCTCATTAAGAGTTAAAAACTTACCCTCAGATAACACCTGAATTAACGCTTGTTTAACCGTCATTTTCACAGGCTTACGCACAACACAATTTGAAACAGTCTGAACACTCATGCTCTTGCTCCTAAATTTAATTGCTTACGAATATCACTGATCTTTGAAAGGGCTTTTTTCTTCGGTGTTGGCACACTCACTTTGCTGGGTAACGCCTTGGGCAGTTCCACATCAAACTGCTCACCATTAATAAAACGCTTAACCAGCATCGAATAATTGCGGCTGAACACCTGACGAACTTCATGTTCCTTGCCGCGAGAAAACAACCAACCGCCCGTTTCTCTCACTGCCAGTAACACCAACTGATGTGACCAAGTATGTTTTTCACTTCGGTAATAATTTTTAAGCGCTTCCTGATACGCTTCGTCATCACTCGGCAAACCAGCCGCTTCCACCAAAGACAACTTGCACCACTTAGCAAACTGCAACGGTGACGGCCAAAACTGACGGTCTCCCTTATCCATTCTCGCCCGTTGCAAACCTAATTTAATTTGCTCGATGCTACTCACACCTTGAGCCGCCAACGTCTTAAGCCACTCAGCTTTATGTGTCGCAAGGGCTTCATCCTTGGGTCTGCCAACCGGAAACAACACCGTTAACTTGTCAAAAATGCTATCCACAATCGACTTATCCATTTCAGACACACTGCTTGGTGCTTTTGCATTAGGCTCTGAACCAACCACCGCTTTTGAAGCCATCAGCTCCTGCAAGCTTTGCGTTTTATTGATTCCATTCATCATGCTAACGGGTCCTCTTCATCAAACACTTTTTCAGTCCAATCAGCTGTTGGCTGAGCTTGAACCAGCCCAGAATTCACCACCCACTCAAACTTGAATGCCGACCAACCACGCTCAGCACACAAACCAATACACCAGTCAACCGTCAAACCATGCTCAGCAGCTTGATGAAATTGATTAGCCATTCGGTCAATAGCGGTTTGAGTCAACGGGGCTTTTTTCGCTTTACGCACCTCAAGCCAATCTTTCAAAATTGGATCACTAGGTGGGCAAGGCCAAGAAGAAAAATTTAACGCGCCTTTTTTTGTTTTATTTTTTTTAGATTCATTGACTGGTTCAAAAGAAACTGATTCTGGGTGAAGCTCTTTCACTAGGGGTAGTGAAGCATTTTCACTAGGGGGTGAAATAGGATCACTAGGGGGTGAAATATTTTCACTAGGTCTTTTATTAAAAGTCAGGTGAAAAATATTGGTCGAATTGCCCTTTTCACCCTTGCGATATTCACGGCGAATTAATCCATCTTCTTCCAGTTTCTTAACATGCGTCATCACACTGCGCTTTGACGTTTCGCAATGGTCAGCAATATGTTGATAAGACGGCCAGCACTCGCCATGGTCATTGGCTTGATCTGCAAGCTTCAGCAACACAAGTTTCCGTAAAGGATTACCAACATTGATTTTCATGGCTTTCACCATCAAGTCCATGCTCATAACCAGCCACCTTGTAATTGTTTGACGTAATTAAAAAAATTCACTAACATGGTTCTTGCCTCCTTTCATTGGCATTAAGCCCACTTCACTCTCCAAAGATTCAGTGGGCTTTCTTATGCCTAAAATTCACTAACAAAATTACTAATGGATTAGACATGACTACACACTCAACCAACTTGACTTACACTGCTTCAACCCCCAAGGATCTAGAACTTCGCAAACAGAATGCTGATAACTTGGCAAAACTTGCTTTGGAACTGGACCTATTTGGTGATGAACTTGCACTGAAAGAAGGTTATTTAGCGTTGTCTGGTGTTCAGGCCGTGCGCTTTTGGCTTTGCAGCACATTTCATTACACCCCTGCTCAGGTTTTTGACATGAACCTAACCCATGTAAAATTTCTATTGACTGAAGAAATGCACGGTTGGACTCCACCAATTTAATCTCGGCATCAATCTCATTTAACAGCGCTTCATTTTTCAGTAATTGCGCTGTTAACAACTTTTTCCTAATGGTCAAAGCAGTCAATTCACTATGACGATTCAAAAACTCATCGTTATCCAATAACTCTTTAAGTAGTACTGAGTTAAAAATTGATTTAGTTGGCATCCTTTTCACTCCCTAACAAAATTACTAACGTATTAGACATGACTACACTCACAGCAACCATTAAACGTATCGAACGCAATAACACACTCATCACCGCCATTAGCGAAGAAGGCGAAATTGTTAAATTCGATTTGATTTCTGGTGAAGTAGGAATAAATCATAAAATCACCGGATCCCTAGACGAGCACGGAGACCAAGAGGTAACCAACCAAACAACAAAACAAACGCTCGACGTTTATATGCAGCAATGCCTGTAAGCTTTTGCAGGCGCTTTATATCTTTGGTTAAATAAAGCTCATCCCTAAAAAACAAATGGTCGCGATTGAACAACTGCTTTGGTGATAACAATTCGTCAGCGGAATAGCTTTCTAATGGTCTTTTTGATGTAAAGCTCATCAAAATCCCAGTCAATCGAGATAATGTAAGTCGGTAATACGCAACTGGAAGTAGCGGCGGACGGTCATAACACCACTTGTCAAAAAGTATTCTGTGTTTTGGCCGTTTAATCATTTGCGTTAGCAGCTCCATAGCCTCAAAAAAAGCGCGATTAGAAAGCTGAATCTTTAATCCAAGAATCTTTCTCGGTGCATTCCAAGATTCACATTTCAAAGTCAGCGCCTCAATCAACTTTATCCGCACACGATTTGCATCAGGGTTAACCTGCTGCAAAAGAAAAGCGTCCTGCTCTAAAAGCTTTTTTAGCGCTTCAGTATCAAAAACTGAATTACTGTTTAAATCCCTATCCATCCTTTTCCTCTCCAGGTAACCGACAGCCCGCGTCATACAACAGTGCACAAATTCCCATTACAGAATGCGTTGGGCACTGCAGCCCCACTTTCGTCATTTTTAAAATATGTTCATGGCGTTGTTCACGAACGTCATCAGGCAACATCTTTTCAGCCATCGCCACAAACACTTCATGTTCTTCGGGTGTTTCGGTAGGTATCACACCCGAAGTCGCATAATCGGTATTAACGGCCATGTTTCATAAACTCCCGTTTTTTGTGATCATCACGGCAATCGGCATCACAAAAGCGCAAATCACCTTCAATCGGCTCAAAGCAGTTCAAACACTTACCTGTAGCGGGTAATAATTCGGTAGTTCGATTACTCAATTGCGCGTTCAACATCACTTCATTGATGGCGTTAGCATCATCCACTTGATCAGCCATGCGCCACCTCATCAGAAAAAAGCGGATTCAACTTTGATTTGGGAATGCCAGTGATTCTAGAAAACTCAGGAACACGCCTAGGGGGGACTTCATTTTTTTTAATCCAAACACTCACGCATTGCTGTGTCAGATTCATTTGCTTAGCAATATGCGTATAACTCAAAGTATTTGGTATCAATTTCGCCAAATTTAAACAATCACCCATACTATATAAATTCCAATTTTTTTTAGGATTCCAATTTATAATACACGAATATCTCAATTTGACAAAAAATAATTGTGATGCAACAATGAATGCTCATGGTTAACATAAAGATATGGAAGATAAAATTTTGATTGGACAGCGCATAAAGCAAGCGCGGAATAGATTAGGGTTGAGCCAAGAAGATCTTGGGAAAGAACTTGGTTTAAGCTCACAATCGATTCAATCTTGGGAAAAAGGACGATCTAGCCCGAGAGGACCGCGCTTACCTAAATTGGCTGCTGCATTACAAACTACACCACAATATCTTATTTTTGGTACTGGTCAGGACAGTAATGAAGGTTATGAAGATATTGTTGAATTCATCACTTCTGAGGGTTTTCAAGCACAAACAAGTGTTGCACTTAATAAAGCCTTAGCCGCCGCAGTTCGTATGAGGTGGATCAGCTTTGGTCGAGATGTCACGGCCAACACGATTATTGATATGTTTCAGTTGAACATATTGGAAGAATATGGTATCGATCCAGATGTTATCGAACAAAGTAATAAAAAGGTAAATTCTTAATATTTACCTTTTTTGGTTTCTATCTTGAGTTATTTCTTTTTTTAAATCTTGATAAAACAAGTCTGCCAGCATTTCAATATTCATATCTTTCCGTATCGTTAACCAGTTTAGTTCTTCAGCGTTTAATATTATTTTCTTAAATGAAGATTTTGAAAGGGCTTCAATTTCTGGTGTCGTTTTACATTGTTCAACTTGTTGGATCTCACCAAACTGCAACCAGCTTGCAGACACATTTAATGAGTTAGCTAAATCGACCAACCTATGGTTTCGTGGTGTGGTTTTTCCTGACTCCCATTGCTGAACAGACTGAAACACCACCCCCAACATTTTACCAAGCTGCTCTTGACTGTATCCAAGGGCTATTCTTGCGGTCTTTATTCTTTGTCCAATTGATTCATTCAAACTGATCTCCCTAACGTTTCCCTGTTTACCCTAGGATATAGCCATTAAATAACAGCTATATCCTAGGGTAAATCAATGGGTATGATTGAGCTAGCTTTTTATTGAATACGAAGAGATAGAGCTGACGGAAGATGTTTGCTGTTGCTCTAATCGTTTTAAATAATTCCTGATTAACTTGTCTTCTTCTTTTTGAAGTTTCACAACATCAATATTAACTTGGTTGGGATCACCCTCTCTGAGATCATAGTGCTTAAGTGCAACTCGAATAAATGCAGCACCAAACTCACAATCTAAGTTAGCCTTATTGTCTATTCGGGTGTTAACCGATTTGATTTCCTTACTGGTTGCCCTTATCGCAATAAAAAAAAGAATAACCATTCCCAACAAAAAGATAGCGTACATATAACCTCCTTATTATACCTTTGACAATTTTACCGTCTTAAAGAAACTGGATACGAGCAAAATGATGATCACCACATTCAATGCTGGGATCATGTTTTGATAAAACACACTCAACCAGTCATAACCCAGTTGACGGTCAAGTAATCGAATAACTTGAATTCCGGCTTGAAATTGTAATATTTTCATTACGTGTTCAGCCGCCAATCCGATTTGAACCTCTAATTTTTCATGCATTTTATACGTCATCCATACCGTGATCAGGCACAACGCCATAAAACCAAGGTAATAGATAGTTCGTCCAAAATCTACGTTGATGGGAGAAACATGATCAATCACAAATGGCTTATAAATCAAACCTATTGACTGAATAGAAAGAAAAGCGAGGGTGGCAATAAACCCAGACTCCAATTGTTTCCAAAAAATGATATGGAATACGGCTACAAATAAAGCCGAAAACGCAACACAATGCCCAATATAATCCAATAATTCTCTTGAGTGATAAATGTAGCTCATATTCATCCCTAATATGCTAGGCCGCTCAATAGCGGCCTAATGTATTACTTATTTTGGCGGCTCAACTCCATCGCCGTTATCTCTTTGGTTTTCTACTTGAGGTGGTTCCACACCATCCCCCGTATCCTCTTGAAGCTCAGCTTCATCACAATATGGTAGCGTTTTTTCTGAAACAGATTGTTTTTCTGACATTCTAGACTCCATTCGTCACATATAACTGATTTGCACATAATAAACGCATTCACTGTATAAATGAACAGTTATTTAGGTATCTACTCTAAAATACAGCAAAAACGTCTTTTGAATGTAAATAATACGTTTTTTTTTTAATTATTTCCAACTTTTTGTTGATATTCCATTTATTTTTTGCCATATTTAACACAACTTTTTTTTGTTAACCCTGAAAATAATTGAGAAAGGATTGGAAAATGAGCGCTAAACGGATTTATCTCAAATCAAAACAACTGGCGGAAACTCAACTATTACTCAGCATTCGCTTTGCTTGCTTAATGGCACGCCAACTTGAGCACCCAATGCAGTGCAAAAAAGTCATGGAACGCATAGCCCAGCTTAACCAATACCTACATTACACCCAGCCGAGCCAGCCTTTTTTTGACGCCTATTGTCGCAAAGCTGGAATGCTCGGCACTGAATTCGTCTTGGGCGTTTGCCCTACCCATAACAAAGTGGCGGTGTGCAAACTGTCACAACTGAGTCAGCAACAACAGCACACACTCACGCAGTAAGGAGTCTGTTATGAACTTAGCCTTTGCCTTAATGGCACAATTTGGAAAACCCGTGGTTCGTCTTGAAGAGATTTGTGACGAATACCTTGGCATGAGCAAAGCCGTAGCCACGCAACACGCCAAAGCCGGAACCTTAAGTATCCCCGTTTATCGTGCCACCGACAGCAACAAAGCCCCGTGGTTGGTCAATCTTTCTGACTTAGCCCAATGCTTTGAGCAAAAACGAGACGAAGCCGCCAGTGACATGGTGGCCTAGGATGGCGGCATGAATTACTTAACCCCAGGACTGGAATCACAGCCGCGCATGCTGTTGCTGCTGGAGCTTACCAAAATCGAAGAGCCGGTAAAAAGCGCGGTCATCGACCACTACAGCAAAGGGTTTGATGACAAAATCACCTGCTTAAAACACAACATCCAAGAGCCAGCGCTATCCAGAGCCAAAAAACGCTTGGAACAGGTCGCCAGTAAAGTAGAAGCCATTAAGGAACACGATTGGCAAAACCTTAACACTTAACTGTTAAGACAAGGAGCACGATATGGACTATCACTTAACCTTTCGAGAGCCACACCCCACCCATCCAGAGTTGATGGTTGACCGCTACAAACGCCAACAGGCAGAAAGTGCCGAGCAAGCTTTTAAACAACAATTCCCAGATGTTGAGTATGAGCGCTTACCCGTGGGCGCGGTGTCGTATTCGTCCAAAGCCGTGTGTGTCGATGCCCACCCAATTGAACGCCATACTTTTTTGATCAAGGACTGACCATGACCGCCTATGCTCAATCACTCATTCGCTATGTGATGGCCAACAGCGACAAAAGCCGCGCTCAAGCCATCACCTATTTGAACACCTTTTGTCATCCCAGCTGGAGAACGCGAGATGAATAAAGCCGAACTCAAACACCGCCACCCAGAAGCCACGGCCAAAGAGCTGAGCGTGCTGTGGGTGTACCTCAATAACAACAACATTCAAGACACCCGACGCGAAGTCAAAATGAGTTATCCCAAGGTATCGGCCATCTTGCACAAATACGGGGCGATCCGCAGTCAAGCCCAAGCAAGGCAACTGGGGCATAACAATCGAGGTAAGGCCATGAGCGAACTCGACAAAGCCATTGCCAGTGAAGCTCGATATGGTTTTTTAGTACATGGTTTTATGGATAAATGGCTCAAAACCAAAGCCTTACCCACTTCGGCCTAGTGCCACCGCTCTTTAACAATGTGGTTTTTACTGGAAGCGCAGTTTCCGTGGAATGCTTAATTTTAGAACGCCCGTTCACCAATAATTAAGCATTCAACTCTTACTATGTCGGTTTATTCGCTTTTGAAAGGAATATGCTTACATGGCCTTACCCGCTTTTGTGGAATCAAAAGACATTCGCTGGATCATCAAAGTAATTCAGAAGATAAATCAATTCTCTGAGCGTGATACCTGCTTGATCACCTTCTTCTTTGCTTCAGCCCTTACAACACTTGAGATAAACCGCATTCAGATAAAAGACGTTCTGTATAAAAATGGTGAAGTAAGAAAGAAGTTTGAAGTTAAAGGCGAAATGTCACGAACTGCGTATATCACCAAGCGTATGAAGCCAGCCCTTAAAACTTACCTTGATTGGAGAGCTAAACATAAACTCTGTCTTGGCAACAATCCTGATCAATACCTTGGCTTAGACCCTGACGAATGCGTATTTCTCACTAAAGATGCTCACCCGTTCTCAATCGTTCACAAGAAAACCTTACAAGGTAATGATACTTATAGCTGTGATGCTTTGAATCGCCATATTAAGAAATTGCTAAAAGATGGCGGTATCGAGGAACCAAGTATATTAAGTGGGCGCAGAACTTACGCTATTAACTTGCAGAGAAAAGGTTTTGATGTATCTCATATTCACGCAATGCTAGGCAATAAGACTGTTGAAACAACGCAAAAATTGCTCTCTACCGATCCTATTAATATGGCATGGATTGCTGAACAAGCTTTCTAATATTTTTACTAATTATTCTCTAATAAATTAGAAATGCCGTTGACACAACTAATATATTAGATTAATATTAGTACCAAGTTAACAACAACAAGGAAAAAGATGGAGAAAGACGAGTTAGACAATAGGAAAACGGAGTTGGAAATCAAAAAACTTGAACAGGAAATTGAAATCCAACGCCGAGGCGAGGCAAGAGAATACATCAAGTTAGGATTGCAAGCTCTTGGAATACTCGCAGCACTAATCATAGCATGGACTAAGTTACCCCTCTAGGGGTAACTTCTTCAACAAAGAGAGGCCAGAATGGAATTACGATTTAAAGACTATAGACCCGCTTTGATTGCGGTTGGTGCAGGTTTGCTAGGTGCATTAGCTCTGTATTGGGTATTCGGCTAATGAGTGATGTGCAAATCATAAAGCATGGCGGTGCTCCCGCCTTTGCTGTTGTGCCTTATGAGCTTTGGTTATCTATGACTCAAAGCCAAGCCAGTCACGCAGATATACCGCAAGCGATTATCGAATTAAAGCACAAACATAATTGCAGCTTAATTTCAGCGTGGCGACGTTCTAAGCGCATTTCTCAAGTTAAATTAGCTGAGGCTGTGGGTGTTACTCAGTCAGCCATTGCACAGGCTGAGAAAGTGGGAAATCAACCGCAAGCGGGTACATTAGAAAAGATTGCTGAGGCGTTAGGCGTAACGGTTGATCAACTCAAAGAGTAGCAATTGTTACTCTTTTTCTTTTAACACCTTAGCCGCTTTTTCATTAGCGGCTTGGCGCATAAATTCACTAGCTGAACAGCCGCTTGCTTTAGCGGCTTTTTTCCACGCTTCTTTCTCAGATTCTAAACATCTGACTTCTTGTTTTTTACTCAACTTGACCTCCTGATGTGGTCGGCCAACGGGATTCTTTTCTTTGCTCATTTAGATATTTTCTGTCATGACAAAAAATAAGTCAAATTGATTGCATTTTGAACTTAGTTAAATATAATTATTGTCATGACAATAATTATTTAGAAACGGAAAATTTTTAAGGAAATCAAAATGATTAAAGGTTTAAAAGAAATAGCTGCAATGGCTACGGCTTTAGTGCTCAGCCGCAAAGGTGATGTTGCTACTGAAGACGGCGATTTTGCTACCGTGGGTACAGATGAAATCATTCACTTAGACATCACAATTGCTAAAGCATTCGATTTAGACAGTGATGATGTTAACGACAGTGATGTTCCCAAAATAATGACTATTCTCAGCAGCCTCGGCAATGAGCAAGTTTTAATGTCTCGTGACAATCCAGCAGGGTTCAAGCTTGAAGAACTCACAAGAAAGCTACGTTATGAAATTGAGGAGAAGACTAGAAATATCTCTAATGACGAACGAATACAAGCTAAAACGGTTGTGAACAACAATTCACAAATAATTGGTTTACTACACCAGATTGAAGCGATTCAACGTCAATCCTTTGTTTTGATGGAGCAGATTGCACCCGATGAAGGCGCATTGGGTAAGCCTAGAATTGGTAAATAATTTTAATTTTGGTTCCCTCATTGGTGAGGGTGCCAAATCGTAACGGAAAATTGCTGAAACTTCAAAGGAGTAAAAATGCACTGTAAACATGGCTTAATTTTATATGGCGCTTACTGCATCAAATGCAAACGTAGCTTTGAGTCAGATGGCGTTGTTTGCTCTGAAGGTCAATTAAAAGTCGGTGACAAGATTAAGGTAATCGGTAAAAGCACCAGTGATGATCAGGTAAACACGGTTAAAGAAGTTTTAGAAGTAGATGGCCGTGAAGAAATTGTCATCAACAAAACTCGGAACTACTACTTCATAACTCAAATGCTGATTACTGGTCAGTCTTGGGCGAAGCAAGTTCAAGTTATTAACGATGAACCGGAAAATCGCCACATATTAAGGAGATAACAATGGCTAAAGAAATAGTATTCGAAAAAGGAAAGAATCCGCAAGGTTTTACGAACTTGCTGATTAATGGCTCTGTGTTTGCAACAACTGGTGATGAAGAGTTGGTTGATGCAATCATCAAGCTGAAAGAAGAGCGTGATTATTTTAAAAATCATTGCGCTGAATTAGCCGATGATTTTATTCCAAAAGGTTGATTTTGCTTGTGCCATTCATCGAGTGGCATTTACAAAATTAATTAACTCGGAAAATTTTGATATGAAAGCAACACTTTGTATGGGAATGGTCAACATTGATTCAGATAAAATTGCTTACGCAAATATCAAAGATATGTATAAACATGGCAACGGTTCAGGCTTACAACTAGATAGATATGTTACTGACGAGCAAAGAGACAAAATACATTCTCTTTGTTGTTCAATTGCTGAAAAGATGTATGAACTTGAAGCCGAATTAAACAACCAATAACTAACGGAAAATTTTTGATATGGCTAGTTATTTTTACTGCGCTGAAGCAAGAGATTCAGAAGCGATATATAGCGGAGTTATTGACGTTGATAATTTAGGTGACGAAGGTTTAACTAGCGACATTTACACAATTGTCAGAGACAAGATAATTGAAAGCGCTGTAAAAGCAGGTTTAGAAAAACGTGCTTTTTCTAATAAGGATTCGTGGGTTATCACGTGTTTTAACAAAGTTTAATTAACGGAAAATAGCCAACTATCCGGAATTTCCGGATAGTTAACACATAAAGTCCGGAGCTCCACATATAAGGAAAAATCAATAATGTCAGGGCAATATTTTTTATTCGGTGACATCGAGACAGGCGGCTTAAACGGTCGCTTGGATAATGGTCGGCTAGGTATGGAGTATTATCCTATTTTTGAGCTGGCTTTCATTGTAACCGATGAGCATCTTAATCAAATTGGCTTACCTCTTGTTATTCCAATTCAGCAAACAAACAATCAAATTAATAAATCTGACCAGTGGGCAATCACCACACACACTCAAAGTGGTTTGCTTGATAAGGTTCGTAATTCAACGACTACGTTACATTCAGCAGAAAAGGAAGTGATCGAGTATTTAAAATCACTCGGCATTAAACCCTACGATAGAAAAACTCGCACTGGTGCCGTGTTCGCTGGTAACTCTATCATGTTTGATAGAAGTTTTATTATGTGCCAAATGCCAGAGCTGCATAATTACTTACACTATCGTCAGTTAGATATATCAGCCTTGGCAGTAGCGGCCAGAGCGTTTAACCCTGAGTTAGAGAAAAGAGCTATTGCTCATAAAACCTATTCACATGAAGCCTTGCCAGATATTCAAGAGTCCATTGATGAGCTAAGACTGTATAAACGCTATTTGGCACCTGAAACCCACTTTGAAAAGATGTTTTGGGATCAACGTGACACGGCTAACGAACTCAAGCGCAAAGTGATGATGCTTGAAGAAGAAAATCTGATATTGAGAAAGCAGCTAAAACAATCCACGGAAAATTTAAGAGGCTCAGAATGACTATTGAAGCGCCAGCTCTAATAGAGCTACAAACAAAAATCCATCAACAAAACAAAGATATGGGATGGTGGGACAACCCTCGCCCTTTCCATACCTTTGTGTGCCTTTTTCATTCTGAGCTGTCAGAAGCAATGGAAGGTGATCGCAAGAACTTAATGGATGACCACTTACCAGAATATGAAATGTTTTGGGTAGAGGTGGCTGATTTTGCTATCCGTTGTCTTGATTGGTTAGGTAGCAAAAATTATGAGAAATATGATTTTTATATTTTTGAGCGCCTAAGTTCAAAAATCGAATTTCTTTCTCAAATGCACTATCAAGTTTCAACAGCTTTGAATTTATCAAAAGACCCTTACTTCCACGACAAAGAAAATCTACCTAAATCGATTGCTTATGCTGTCTCCGCTTGCTTTGACTTTGCCAATGTTCACCAGTTCGACTTGCTCAAAGTCATAAATGAAAAAGTCGCTTACAACGCTCAAAGAGCTGATCATAAGCGTGAGAATCGTGCCGCTGAAAACGGCAAAAAATATTAACCAATAACTAACCGGAAAATAGCGGGTACTGACACTGTATGTTAACCAGCTCCACATTTAACACCTGAGCTTAACGCATAAGCTCCACATATAAGGAAATCAAATGAAAGACCAACACAAGCATATCAAAGGTTATCGTGACCTGTCAGAAGATGAAATTAACTTGATGAATCGAATTAAAGAGCATCAAGAAGAAACCAGAAAGATTGTTGAAATCTTGAAAAGCATGAGAACGGAGCAACAAAAGACTCCTTCTTCTGAAGATGTGGCTTTATCAGCTGAGCAACTGAGCGAATCTCAACGCTGTTTGGCTCTGGCAAAAACCAACTTGCAGCAAGGCGGTATGTGGTTAGTTCGTGCAGTAGCGCTGCCAGATTCATTCTAATAATGTTTGTTTGTGGCTCTCGCTGAGAGTCATTTGCAAAGATTATTAACATGGAAATGGCTGATGAAAATCAAACTAAATAGAAAGCTAGGCAAAACTAAAGCAAAAATATTTGCCTTAACCAGCTTGAGCATTAAAAACATGACGTGGTTGTTTTTGGGTTTACTGGTAGGCACTCAACTAATGATGGCCGGAGTTGAATTATTGGTATGGGGAGAAACCTTTCAGCATTGGGGAGATTCGATTTCCTTTATCGTAATAGCTTCAGCTTATTTCTATTACAGCAACGCCTTGGGTGAGTTCTTGCTTGATTTACATCTAAATGCAGAAGTTGAATATTAAGAGGTTTTGATGAAAGAACTACGGGAGCAATTAGTAAAAATCATTGGTGAGACTGAACTCAATGGTGGTAATAGTGAAATCGTTAAGCTCTCAAAGACGGTTAACTACCTCGCCATGCAATTTGATATGTTAGCGCGTGATTTGGATAGAGCTGAAGATGACACCAGTGGCACAGAGAACGCCACCAAGATTTTGAATCATGCCGCTGAGATGTTAAGCGAAAAACAATCCACGGAAACGTAGAAAGGACGGATATGAGTTTTTTTAAAGGTAAAAAAAAGCACTGGATCATCGTATTACATAAATACCATGTGGGATCTAAAGATTTTAAGGATGAGTTGTTGATGGATGCGACTGAAAATGAAGCAAAGGGGTACGCCTTAATTAAAGCCCAAGAATGGCAAGGAACAGGAGTTCATACGGTATCAGGGTTTGCCGTTGAGTTACCCGATGTGGTTCAAGTCGTACATCAACCACAACTAAACAGCCCCTCAACATAACGTTGCAGGGGCTTTTTTATTGCCGGGATAATTGAATTAAATTATTGATTTCTGCCTGGTAAATTTTGACTTCACTATCCGCTTTCTGTATTACGGCATTCATTTCACTGGCAATGCCATCATCACGCACCGCCCCCGCTAAGTTATTTCTCGAATAACGTTGAGAGACTTTTAACGATAATAATTTGCGGTCCCTGTCTTTAAACACCGCTTTGATTTTTCGCTTTAGCTCATCAATACGGCGCTCTGTATTTTCATTCGACACATATTTAGCAACGGCTTGTTTCTGTTGCTGCAGTTTACTGGTGGGCGTATGCGCCACATTCTGAACCGTCACGGTGATCGGTTTTTCATCCACTGAACACGGCTTATCGGTATAGGTCTTTACGCCATCAATATCACACAAATAAACTTCTGAATAACAAGGCACAGATAAAAGACAAGCCGTTAAAATTAAAATCCTTTTCATTGGACAACCCTCCTCTTTTGATTCTACTATATGATCATATTATCAAATCGGTTTCAATACCAAAAAACAACGGGTACCCAATAGGAACCCAATAGAAATAAATAATGTCATTTATCAGTATGTTACAAAACAACATAACCCACACTCAATTCAAGACATTATTGATAGCGAACAAGAACATTAATTGTTTTTCAAATGTTGAGAGGGTGACGATGAAGCACGTAAAGCATGAAGCGCAACTCCTAAAAAAAGCATTAGAAGTCGGCGAAGGCTACGCCGCCAAACGAGGTTTTAAGCCTTTAGATTCCTGTATTTCAGACAAATATAAAGTGGAATGTATTTATCGCCTGCTGGTAGAAGATAAACTCATCCAAGCCCTAGCCAAAGACAAAGAAGACGGCCCAAATATGAAGCACAAACTCGTACTTTGGATCAAACGCCAACTTCCAGACGATCACCCCTTGTTAAATTAAAACCTTAAGGGCATGAACCTTCGAGTTTGATTCATGCCCCTTCTTGAACTCTCGAATATCTAGACCTAACAAATTTGACCCCTACCAAAAGAACATAACACTACCAATTAAAATATCATCACCATATTTATATCAATAATCACACAAATAACAGCATTTATCGCCACAACATACAAAAAGAATATATTATTCCAAAAACATATATAAATTATTCAATGTTCTTTAAAGGCTGATATCACTACAACTACACAATAAAGCCTTAAATTGCATACAAAATACAAACCTATCGAAAACAACTAAAAATATTTTAAATTCAAAAACATAAACACCAACCAACCCAAAAACCTCAAATTTAACAAATATTTTACAAATGCTGTTTTTGCTCGTAATTTGCTCAAGTTTTTTAGTTTTACATCTAATTCATAAAAACAATAATTCCAAAACTAGGACTACAACAATGAAAAACATTAGCAAGAAACCGTTGGTAACAGGGTTATCAACACTCGCGATGCTTATATCTACAAATATTTTCGCAAATGGGGAGTTTTCTAAAGAAGTCGAACAGTGGCAAAAGTCACCTTTGCCTAAGCGTTATATTGTTAAATTCAACACTTCAAATACATTAAGTAATGATCAACAGGATGATTCGTTTAATGAATCATTTTTAACCGCTGCTGAGCGCTTTAGTCATAAACGAGTGATGAACAGTGTTCAAGCTAATGATATGCGTCAAATAGGGCAAACTCGTAGTTACACTGCCAAACTTAATGCTGCTGCTATTCGTGAATTAGAAAGCAACCCAAATGTGGCCTTTGTTGAAGAAGATGTACCACGTCGATTATTATCAGAATTTACACCTTGGGGTCAGGCTGCTGTTGGTGCGACACAATTAAGTGATGGTGAAACAGGCAACCGTACCATCTGTATTATCGATTCAGGTTATGACAATGACCACGAAGATCTCAGTGGCAATAACGTAGAAGGAACTAATGATTCAGGTACAGGAAACTGGTTTGATCCCGGTGCTAACAATGCCCATGGCACTCACGTTGCTGGTACCATAGCAGCGATAAATAATGACACAGGCGTTGTTGGTGTGATGCCTAACCAAAATGTTAATATTCATGTCATAAAAGTATTCAATTCAGGTGGTTGGGGCTATTCATCTGACTTAGTCAGCGCCGTGAACACTTGTGTTAGCAACAACGCCAATATTGTTACCATGAGCCTAGGTGGTCCGAGTGCAAGCACAACTGAACGAAACGCCCTAGCTTCTATATCAAATAATGGCGTGTTATTAATTGCGGCAGCAGGTAACGCTGGCAATAACACACATAGTTACCCTGCTTCATACGACTCCGTCATGTCAGTAGCTGCAGTTGATAGTAATAAACAGCATGCGGCATTTTCACAGTTTACCAATCAAGTTGAAATTTCTGGCCCGGGTGAAGCTATTTTATCAACCGTAACCATGGGTGAAGGCCGCCTTGCAGACATCACCATAGGCACCGAATCCTACTATGAAAATGGCGTTGTGCCTCATAACCGCCTAATTCGCTCTGGTACTGGTCATGCTGCGTCTGGGATTAATGGTTCAGTAACAGGTGAGCTTGCTGAGTGTTCTGTTTCTGGTACTTCATTTAACTGTGGCAGCATGACAAATAAAGTGTGTTTGGTTGAACGTGTTGGTAATCAAAGCAGTGGTAACTACCCAGATATTAATGCCGTAAAAGCCTGTGAGGATGCTGGAGCAGCTGCAACCATCGTATACAGTAATACTGCGTTGCCCGGCTTACAAAACCCATTCCTACTTGATTCAGATGCCGTATTAAATAATGTTTCTGTATCTGTGGATAGAGCAACAGGTCTTACACTAAAAGGTAAAACAGGCCAAACCGTTACCGTTAAAAACACCAATAACGAAAACTACGCCTATTACAATGGTACTTCCATGGCTACGCCACACGTATCAGGTGTTGCAGCTTTGGTTTGGAGCTACCACCCTCAGTGTACAGCAGAACAAATCCGTAATGCCTTAAAAGCAACGGCTGAGGATTTGGATGTTTCAGGACGTGATGACAAAACGGGTTTTGGTTTAGTTAACGCTGCGGCTGCTAAAGCATATCTTGATAATTCATGCACAGGAACTACACCACCAACTGGTGGTAATGAGCTTGAAAACGGAGTCGCTAAAACAAATCTATCAGGTGCATCAAATGAAGAGCTAAGATACACCATGAATGTTCCTGCTGGCGCTACTGACTTAAGCTTTGCGATGAGTGGTGGTTCTGGTGATGCCGACTTATATGTCCGCTTTGGCAATGAGCCAACAACTGGAACTTTTGATTGTCGACCGTATAGAAATGGCAACACGGAAACGTGTTCAATTTCAAATGTTCAAGCTGGGACTTATCATGTCATGGTAAGAGGTTACACTAACTTCTCTGGCGTGAGTTTAGTTGGTCGATACACAGAGCAAAGTGGCGGCACACCTTCAACTTATACTAACACGACAGACTATGCGATCCCTGATAACAACGCAGGTGGTGTTGAAAGCCCAATCGCAGTAAGTCGTAGCGGTGATTCAGGTACCGTTTCAGTTACAGTGGATATCACTCACACCTATATTGGTGATTTACAGGTGGAATTACACGCTCCTAACGGAACTGTAAGAGTATTACATGATAATACCGGTGGAAGTGCAAATGACATCCAACAAACCTACTCTGTGAATATGTCAGGCGTTGAATCTTCTGGAACGTGGAAGTTAAAGGTTGTTGATAGTGCTCGTAGAGATACAGGCACAATCAGAGGATGGCAACTGAGCTTCCAATAA